GGCATGCGATAGCTGCATCTGCATTTGCAGGTGCGAAAAATCCTGCTGCATAGAAATTCAATGCCATTTGGTTTTGCGATTCCTTACTGTAAGCACTCTTTTTTGCTGGTCTGATCTCTGTGTCGAAAATTGGTAATCTGTTTCCGAGATCTATTTCAAACGCCTGCCCCTGTTCTCTTGGTAAAAGACCAGAATTATCAAAATCCACAAAATCCTGTTCTCCGTCATCCCCTGTGATTCTAAAACATCTTTCTTCGGTATAGAACTGTCGAATAAGCTCGATCACCATCTGGACAACATGTGCAAACGCCCGGTATGCGCTCTTATTGGAATCCCTTGCAAGTTTTCCTGCCGCTTCCTGCAATGATGCAATACCGGATGCACTGGTGACAGAGGATGCCTGCCCCTGTGATGATGCAGTATTTCCGGATGTGTCTTTTAATTCCTGTATTTTATTATTCAGCACTGTCACATAGATACCATGCAGTGGTTTTCCCTCTAATGGACGGTATGCATTTTCTCCAAGATTTCCATTCGCATGTACCAACGTACATGACGGATCGCTAAACTCTTTCTCATTGATCCCTGCTGCGTCATTAAAGATTGCCCTATTTCTTGAATTAGACAATGCATTATCAAGAATAGCCTGCTGCATTTTGTCTATATATGCCTGACAGTCCTTCATGACATCAATATCAGAGAATCCGCATAACATCCCTTCCTCCGGATACATCGTGTCAATAACAAACGGATACATCCCATGCCTATAAAATCCTTCTTCACGCATCTGTGGATCATTCTCTGATGCAAAAAGTACCTGTCCATTGCAGAACTTGCAGTATTGCAGAATTGTTTTTGTCTGCGGTATGCCGTCCTTGTCATATCCACTCACATGCTGTTTATAATACCAGTCGACAACTGCTGACTTTTCTGTCGTATCCACCTGATCATCATATATATATTTATTCACATCCAATTCCGGGTAGTTTCCAAGGCTCTTCAGGTTTGGATAGTTTTTCTTCAGCTCGTCATTGTCTACTAACGTCACATAAAAGACATTTGCAGAATCCTGTATGTCTGTGATTCCTGACTGCCAGAACAGATTAATGATGTCACATTTCTTGATACTGATATCTCCCAGCCCGTTCAGTTTTGTATTATCCCAACAGATACTCTGCGCAGAGCTTCCTGCTTTGAGCTTGTACCAGCCGATATCGCTATATACCTGCTCATAGTCATTCTGCTGCAATATGACCGGGATCACAGACGATAATGTTTTTGCAGTTGCTTCATCGCTCCGCTCTCTTGGCAAAATTAGTGCTTCCGGGAAATTATCCATGATATCCGCATGTTTATTAATGATCGAGTTGAAAAGCCATGCAGAAGCAGGTCTGATATCATCCTTTTTTTGTTCTTTCTTCTGTATCATTGGCCAGTGCTGCATCTTAAACCATTCTTCATTTTCAACAATCCTTCTTTCCAGATTTGCTTTGCATTCCTTGTATTTCTGCAAGATTCCCATCGCCTTTTTTACATCTTTGTCCGTGATCACGATCATCTGTGGATCTGGTGTCTGTTCACTGTCCGGATCATGCTGTTTATTATCCGCTTCCTGTGTGAGAATCTTCTGCTGGTTTTCTGCTTCCTGCATATCCTGCATCTGCTGTATCATTGTCATGTTCTGTGGTGTGATTCCCTGCTGTTGTACCGGTGCAACTTTTGTTTTTGTTCTCTTACTGTTTGCCATTTCTGCCTCCTAAATACTATAAAATCTATATGGTTTTGTTGGTTCTGTTCTCTGGTTCAATGGATCATCTAACTTGATTTTCTGCGCTACGTTCATTCGTGGTGAAATAGGATTCTCCATCAGTACATACCTGCACTCGTCATAGATATGATCCTCTAAATCTGTGTCGATATCCTCTGGATGTTTATCACTGTATACAAGGTTTGGTATCGTCCTTATAAAATTTGTGCAGGTATTGAATACCTGAAACATGCAGTCTCCCTCTTCGTCAAACGCAAATCTGTAATGATACTGCATTTTCCCCGGTATTCTTGTATGGTCACCGGGAGACCAATAAATGTAATTCGGGTGCTTTGCCTGCATTGCTGCAATAGATTCTCC